TTTTATCAAATGCGTAATTTAACCACGGTCTTGATTTAACTCCTGTTCTCTTATTAACTTCACCGGGCCTCCTGCCGTGAACATATTTTGCATAAGGTGCTACTCTCTCATCTGGCCCAATTACTAGACTAAATTTTTCAATCTTTGACCCTGATTGGTGACTATCTCGCAGTGCCCTAGTGTCTACAGGAGCCCCACCACCGCTTCCTCCAACACTCCAGGGATTATTAATAATCGTTGATGTGTATTTAGCCTTAGCTCTTACAAAGAAAATCTTTAATGCTTCTATTGTTTTTCTGGGGTTTCTCTTTACAGCTCTACTAAGTCCCTCTGCTCCAGTTAGTTTGATTGTTATATTGTTATTCCTTTTAGACGCTGGCATATTTTTCGTTTCTTTCAATAAATAATTCTAAATGTTTGCTATTCCCTGCGTAGTTTCTCTTATTAATACTTTTAATTGAATAAGTATTATTGTCGCCGTCTTCTAAATCATCTCCTACATATACATCAGTATCTAAAGGGCACCATAATATATAACTACCAGTAAAACTCATTCCTAGATTTTCAACTAATTCTGCACTTGGTTGCTGTAAGTGTCCTTTAAAAGTTCCAACTACATTTCTACTAGATAATCCATTAACATAACCTCCTTGTCTGTAATTTGTAAATTCTGTTGTAAAATAATTATCAATCATAAAGATTAAACGTAAAATTTCTTATAATTATCAAGTATCTCTGTTGATTTTTTAAAGTCTGAGAATTCTTTCTCTGTGTTAAAGCTTACTGAATATTCTCCTATTTTTTCTGAACTTACTCCTCCGACACTTCCACTACTTCCTAATTTATAAACAGACGCTGCTAAGAATGTTGCAACCCATACAATATCTGCTGGAGTTATACTACTATATCCCCATTTAGCTGTTATTTTGTGGTTTTGAATACCTACTCCCCAAATATTATTCCTTAAAAATATCTTTGTTATTGGTTGGTTTTTAACTTCATAATTTTCTGGCATTAACTTATAATCTATATTCAAAACCAATTCTGAAAAATTATCTCCATAGCTATCATTACCAAGCTCTACTTTAGTTATTTCAACCGCATCATCTATTAATAATAAACCTGTATTATCTCCACTAAATACCCTCATAGAAGCCTCGTCATCGGCATTAAAATTTCTTTCTGTATAATTATCAATATACTTCTCAACTCCATCAATTAAATCATCTAAGCTCTCCGATATAGTTACTCCTCCTAAGAATGTTTCAACTTTCTCTTTTATTGTATACTTTGGCATATATTTTTATTTTAATATCATTCTATCTACTTTTATTTGAGTATTACGGTATTCGGATATTAACTCATACTTTTTAGGGTCAAGTTTTTTATCTGTTCTTATCCTAACTCCGTTTACTCTACTTCTATAAATGTATTTGTAAATCATATAATTAATAGCTTATTCAGAGGCTGGAATAACCAACCTCTTATATAAATCATCAATTGTTCTAGATTGAACTTGAAGCTGTGGTTAATTTAGTAACTGCAGTTGGAATGATGACAAAAAACCCAAATCTTTCTGTCCAGCGAATTGCTTCCCTGTCAGTTGTAATTAAGTTTACGTCAGCACCGTCAGCTACGTTTCTAATTGTTCCAGCGTCAAATCTTTTAGCTTTGATTCCACCTTTATATCCGAAGATTGTTGCTTTCTTTAAATCACCGAATAATACGAATGAAGTATCAACAGCTGAGTCAGTTTTAGAAGGCATAGCTTCTACTAATACTACTGAATAACCCCACAAGGTTGCAGGTCCACTAACAGAGGGAGCTTGGTAAATATACTGTCCGTTATCATCTTTTAACTTACGAACATAACTCATAATAGTTCTCTGTAAGTAATATTTAGCATTACTTAATACTCCTGTAGGTGTTGCGTCAACCATATTAATAAAATCGTCTGCGTCAACTGAAGCAAAGGTTGCACCTGTCATTGTAACCTCATTAATATCTGTGTTATTTAACAATCCAGTGAAGCCACCGTAAGTTGATGTTCCATCACCAACGAAGAAAGCTAAATCTTCAGCTTCTGCAAATCCTTCAGCAACTCTTGAAGCAATAAAGCTAAATAAATCAATTTCCTCGTCTTCTAATAGCTCTGAAGTCAATGTAGCGATTACACCTAATTTCTTAAGTGTTAACTCTTCTTGACCAAGAACTACTTCACTTGATTTAATAACAGCCGCTTCGTCAACCCAATAAACTGATAAATCAGTAGTAAGGTTATTTGCTTTATAACTATTCTTTGATAGTTGCAAAGACAAACTTTCTCTACGAGCTACACCATATTCAGTCATCAAGTGTCTGATTTCAGCACTTAACTCACTGTCAACTGTATAACCTGCATAAGGAGTTCCAGTAGCGTCAGTTGTCATTTCTTTCAACTTGGCGTCGTCATTAGACAATAAAGCCCCAACAGTTTCTCTCATCTTTAAATTAAGAGCTTTTCTCTTTTGGTCGCCTTGGATTTCTTTACTGTAGTTTCCTACCTCATTCTCCATTTGCCTTTTAATTTCAGCAACCTGTTTCTTAACAGCTTCTAAAACATTGCCTTCTAAATTAGCACTTGCTTTTTCTAAAAGGTTTTCTAAGTTCTTAACAACACTTTTTTCCTCTACTACTTCTTCTTCTTTAAGCTCATCTACTTTTTCAACATCTTCTTTAACTTCCTCTTTCTCATCTTCTCCTAACTCTTTAAATTTAGCATTCACTTCTGCTTTTTGACTAGCAGTAGCAATACCAGAGGCTAAAATACTTTTTAGCAATTCTTTAAATTCTTTCATATACTTAATCTTTTAATTTTAATAGTTCTTTTATAGCTGTATTAACAAGATAGTTGTTGTTAGTTTTATCACTTGAATTCTGACCTTTATAGTGATTACCAACAATTGCCACTGCTTCGCTAATCTTTGCTAATGAACTTATTTTATTATTTTTATATTTATTAATTATCTCTTTCATTCTTTCTTCCTTGCTCTTTTCTACTCTAATTACTTCTTTTTTCTCTTTAATTTCTTTTTTCTTTATATTCATACCAGCAATTAGTCCTTCCATTGCTTCAACTCTTTTTAATAATACTTTTACTTTGTCTTCTTTTTCCTTTTGTTTCTTTTTGTCATCTCCTTGTATTCCTCTGTTTCCGACATCTTTATTTGTTTTATCTTCTTTCCGTTTTTCTTTACCATCTTTGTTTTTGCCACTCTTGGCATCTGATTTTTTAACTGCTTTATTTTCATCATCACTCTTGTTATTTGGTTTTTCATATTCTTTGTCGCTTAATTTGTCAACTTCTATGCCTTTCTTTTTAGCTAAAGCAAAAGCATTAGCTGGCACAGACACAGCACTTACTTCTAATAACTCTGCCTTTGTGATTTTACCAAAGTCTTTTTCATCATATTCATTTGCTAAAAAACCTACACTAAAAGCGTTTAAATAACCACCAGCATATAAATCAAATATGATTTTAGCTTTAGGGTTTTCGCTTACTGCAAACTTAATCTTACCAGTTAGCTTTCCTTTCTCTATTTTTAAAGTTCCTTTCTCTACTTTACCAACCACTTCAGTAGCATCATTATGATTGTGGCTGTTTATAATTACTGGGTTTTTTTTGAAGTTTTTTAAATCCCAACCTTCTTGAATTACCACATCTCCGTGTCTATCTTCTTTTTGAGATGAAAATATAGCTTCAAGTGTTTTGTTTTCCTTATCAACACTTTTTGTTTCTATGTTGAATAATTTTGTTATCTTCTTTGGCATATTGTTATATTATATGTTTTTATTTATAATTAGTTATTAGATTTGACAGCGACAATTAATTACGGCACCAGCAGGTGCTCCAGCCTCTCTTGGGAATTGTAAGCCATTTGAGAATGGAGTTTTTAATGGTCTTTCTTCTCCGTCTTGGCTAGCGTGTGAAGACCTTGTATTACTATCATTTACTGCTACCCATATCTTAATTGGTATATCCATTTGTTCGTATGCTTCATAAGTTCCTTTAGTCATTACACCTCCAACCTCTGTTCTTGCTATTGTGCTTGCTCTTGATTTGCTTATATCTCCATAAGTATTCTCAATTCTTTTAACTAATTGTGCTCTAGTTTCTTCATTAGCTAAACTTTCTGCCATCTCTGATTTTAATTTTTTAAAAGTTGTGTCATTAATCTGTTTAGCAAATACATCAGTCTTTTTATCTAACCAACTTGCTACATTAGCACTTAAACTAAAGTTAAATGTTCCACCCATTAAATTATAAGTGTCCATTCCTGACTCCATTAAGAAATCTGTTAACATTGGTAAAAAGTGGTCATTAGCAATCTTTACTTCTAAATTCTGATTAAAGCTTTCATCAATTAAATTCTTATACTTTTTACTACTTTTCTTTATTGACTTAATATCACCTAGCAACCTGTCTTTTTGTTTATCAAAGTATTTATTCAATTCTTTTTTAAAAAACTCTTCATTCTTTACTTCTTTTAGAACTTTATATTTACCATACATCTTTCTAAAACTTTTGTTTCTTAATGGATGCTCAAACTTCTTTTCAGTTTCTTCTTTTTTTTTAAAACTCTTCTTTTCACTATCGTCTTCTTTATTATCTAATTCATTTAAATCAACTAAGTTAAATGGCACTAGTATTTTATTGCCTTCTTTATCTGGTAATAAATCTAATCCACTCATTTCTCTCTTTTCATTTATTGTTAAATAATGGTTAGCCGTTCCGTTATCTATTCTTTTTAATACCATTTCAGCGTCTTCTTTTATTATATTCTTATAACTAACAACAAAACCTTTTGGCACAAATCCTTCTTTGCTTGATATAGCTTCCAATAAATTGTTAAGTAATGGTCTAACGGTTTCACTTAAAAATACTTTTACACTCTCTTGTGCATTTGAGTATTTAATATCATCAACAGCACCAAGTAATATTTTTGGGACTCCTGTTAAAATAACAATATCACTTAATGTTAGCTTCTTTGAATTTACATAACTTAACTCTTCAGGACTAAAGCCCGTTCTTTCATACTTGGCTTTACCTCCTAAGAATAATGGGCGCTTAGCTTTTTTAGCATCTGCATATTCCTTCTCATAACTAACTTTAATATCATCTAATTGAGGTTTTGATATATTGCCCTCAAAACTCATTACTCCATCAATACTTCCTCCATTATCTAATACATTTGATTGATATGTTGATAATTCATTATCAATATAAATAGTCTTACTTCCTGAAACTACTGTTATTGACTCTGTTAACTGATTTTTTAAGTTGTGATTATATGTTCTAATAACTTGACTAGCGTCTATATTCTTTTCTTTACCTGTTGCTGGGTCTGTATATTTATATTTTATTATCTTCTTTGTAGTAGCGTCTACAATTACTTCTACATTAGTTGGTTCAAGCAACCATAGTTTAGTTTTCTTATAATTATATGTGGGTCTAGTTAACTCTGCTAAAAAATCTATTTCAGTGTCTATATATAAATAATTAACACCTGCTAAATCATAATACTTTTGCCACATCTTCCAAAACTCACTTCCTGAAGCATATAAAGGATTTGGATTATTAAGTAAATTCAAAAAATCGTGGTCCTCTACAGTATCTCCTTCTTTTCCTTCTTTAGTTAATTTCCATTCTATT